TTGAAGAATTAATAAATAAAAAAGAATTTGAAATATTGCTAGAAAACCAAGAAAAGATAATAGAATTTTGTAAATCAATAATAGAAAAATTGAATTAAAATAATATTATTAAATAATATTATATATTAATACATAACTATGAGTAGAAGAAATAGCAAGGAATTGATTATAAATAAAAGACGAACCTTCAGTTCAGAAAGTATTGATAGTATAGAATCTAGAAGTATGAGTATTGGAAGTATAGAGTCTATAACATTAGTAGTAGAAAAAGAAGAAATAAAAAGTATACCTAGAAAAGGGATATTAATTAAAGATAATAATAATAATAATAAGAGAAGAGTAAGAGATGCTGAATTAGAATATATAGAAGCCTCACCTAATATATCTTATTTTAATCAATTAATTGCCAATAATGCTTGGACAAGTAAGAAATAATCATATTAAATTTTTAATATATTAAATATGATTACGAAAAGTAAGAACAATATTTGTTAACGGAACAACTATAATATGCGAATAATTCATTTATTTTATCGTATATTTTTTTATCTTTATATTCCATTAAGTAATTATTATAGCAATCTTTAAGCAGCAATTTGAACAAATTTATATTTTCCATCTGGTTTTTTAACTAATTTACCTACGCGAATAAGATCACCTTCATCACCAAATTCTACAGCTTGATTATAACTGTCAAAATCATAAACTTCATTTGTTTTAGGATTTCTAGCAAATTTCTTTTTAATACCATTAATAGGTAGTGTAATTTCATCACCTTTCCAAGTAATTTTAGGTCTATTTAATTTGTCAACAGTATCCTTTTCCTCGTTTGAAATAGAAGGTTTGTAAGAAAATGAGCTGGGAGATGATTTTCCAAATGAGAAACATTTAACAGCATCTTTAGTGCCTGGTTTATTATAGATAACACAATCCATAGAAGCTTCTTTAACAGAATTTAATAATTGTGTGCTGATTCTCTCTTTAATAACTGATATTTCATATAAAGCTTCATCACTAGTAACAGGTATATCCGCATTAAACTTACTACCATCATTTAATTTAAGTTCAATAGCACCATCACCAGATAATTGGTCCTCTGTGAAAGTCATTAAATACAAAAAAACATTAACAGTTCTAAGCTCAGGAGGTAAATCTTGGTGACTACAAATTCTTCGAGCTCTACCAATAACTTGTTCTGTTCTAACAGGATGCCAATAGGGTTCTATTAAGTGAACATATCTAGTATTTTTTAAATCAATACCTTCTGCTCCTGATGCGGTAATCATTAATATCTTAATAATCTCTCCATAAAAATTATTTGTAGATATTCTTGATAACTCGCTAGTTAAATTATCTGGAACATTTCCCCATTTACTGTTATAAATATTTCTAATTAATTCCTTTTCTTCATCAGATTCAGTTCCAGTATATAAGGCGTATGTAGGAAGACCTCTTTCCTTTTCTGGAATAGCTAGTTGCCATATACCAGCCTCATTTTTTTTGATCTTGAATTGTGTAAAGCCATTAGCATCTAAAATTAATTTTAATACACCAATACCTTCAATGGTTCTGAATTGAGTATAGATTAAATGGAGTCCACGGAATTCAGGATCTTTTAAATTTTCCAATACATTTAAGAATTTTGGACTGTATGTTTCAAGCCCTTTAGGAGTTAAATATCTACCAGCATTTTCTTCCAAATACCTCATTTCAGTTTGAATTCTCTCGGCATAATCATCACTCCTTTCATTTTTTGCCTCACTTTCAAGAATATCCGCATCATCTAATTCAAATAATCCATCAGGATTATCGATTTTCTCTCTAACAGAAATAGCATCTAATATATCTTCATCAGCTGTTCCTTTTAGAACACCTGTAATATCTTGTCCATTTTGTGGCATAGGTCTTCTATTTTCAGGGAACACAAAATTACAAAATGCTCGTGAAAAGATTCTATAAGAAGAAACGGCATCTGTATAAACATCATCATTTGTTTGTTTCTTCTTTTTCTTAGCAGCTGATTTAGCTATTTGTCTCTCTTGAATGCGTGCTTGTTCATATACTCCAAACTGGAAGTTACTCATAGGAATTTTAATGACCTTAAAATCAGTATCTTTATCATAACGAGGCATTAATTGTTCCTGTGCACTTCTAAAATAGGATGATAGTCCAAGAATTCTTTTTTTAAGAAGATTGGCATTTTTTATATTACCTGTGCTAGGATCAATAAATCTAGTTTGGAATGAGTCTAAACTATCATCTAATGCTTTATGTGTATCAACTTGTATATTCGAAGAGATAACCTCAATTTTGTTTTCATTTAATATATATGTTAATAATCCGATAAATTTTGAATCATCTACATCGCCTCTATTATTAATCTTAAAATTAGTAACTCCTTTATAAATACCTTCTTTTTTAACATTAATAAAACCAAAAGGATTTTTGGTTACTGTTAATAATCCAGTTCTAGGTTTGTAGTCAAGATAATCTAAAATATCAAATCTTTCAAATATTTTCACTAATTCCTCTTTATTTAGTTTACCACCTGTGGCTTTCATTTTAATTGGAATAGTCCAAGTTTTAATATATCCTCGTAAAATATTAAATAGGATAGCTATTTCATTAGGATAATTAATCATAGGTGTTCCCGTTAATAATACAATTCTACAATTTTCCGCAGAAAGTAAATATTCATATAATCTCATAGAGAGAGATTCGGGTCTTTTTAATTTATTAACAATTCTACTTACGAAATTATGTGCTTCATCAATAATAATAACTTTATTATCAAATGGGTTTATTGTATATTCTTGAGTCATATCTCTTAAGTGATTGTCACGAAGACCATTATAACTAATAAATTTATACTTATGAACAATCATTTCATTTATTTGTAAATCTAAGAATTTTTTTTGGTCAGGTGATAGTTCATTATAGTTTGATGGTTTAGTTACATTAACTAGCCAAGCACCACCATTTTTTCTAATAAAATCAGGTCTTATATTTAAAATAGAGGAAAGTGTTTTAATTAATTGATTATCCTCTTCACCTTTAGATCCAATAGGAATAAATTCCCAATATTGATTTTTTTTATACATAGTATCACCGCAATTTTTTAATTCCTGAAGATAATTCATTCTTAATGAAGCAGGTGTCATAACAATAACCTGTTTATCCGATTTCATACCTTCGGCAATAGCAATAGAACTACATGTTTTACCTGAACCCAGACCATGATATAATATTAAACCTCTGTAAGGGGTATATAAATTAAGATAATCGCGCACAATTTTTTGATGTGTAAGTAGTGTAAACTTAGAATCTAATGGACGATCACAAGATAAACTAGATTCATTTTGTTGAATCTCTTCTTTGTATGGTTTAAACAAAGCATTTATAAAGTTTATAAAAACCTCGCGATTATTCATATAATAAGCATTTGCTCTTATTAATACCTTTTTTTCCTTTTCAGGAAGTCTAGATTTTAAAATTGTATCACCAATTACTTGGTCTAAATCAATATCATCTGATATTACATCCATTTTAGGACGAGCTGTTCGCCTTACAGTAGAATCTTTACCTTTATCGCTAGTTTTAGACGGAAATTCTTCTACTAATTTTAATTTTTTTGGTAATTTTTTAACTTTTTTAGCTACCGGTTTAACTGGAGTTTTTAGAACTGACTCATCTAATTTATTTCCTTCAGTAGTTTTATTTCTAACAGTTAAATTAAGTTTTCTAAGAAATTCCTCTCTATTAATTAAATTTTCTTTAGTTCTGTCATTAATTTTAGTTTTTATTTCAATCTTTTCTTCTATACCAGGTTGAACAATTTTAATTTTAACTTGTTCTATTTTTTTTGCGACAGGTTTTGCCTTTAACTTTTCTAAAACACTTGAAGACATCTATATTAAATAAACACATTAAAAAAGAATTATTTACTTATTATTCAATTATTTTAAGTGTTTCTTCACAAGCCATTTGTTCAGCTTTTCGTTTAATTTTATGTATACCCTTACCTAAGAATACGAATATATTTCCATCAGTTTCTAATATTTCATATATCTTATCAAATGATCCATATCTTTGAAAATCAATAGCATTTTTTTTATCAACTTCATGTATTTTTTGTCCTAAACACAAGTATACTCCCATTTCATACCCATAGTCATCTGTATGACTAATCTCGATATAATGAGGAGTGTCTTGAAACCTTTTTTGAATTTTAACTTGAAGAATATTTTTATAATTATCATCATCTTGAATTAGTTTTATCCAATCTACATGTTTTTCAAAAATACTTTCAATAAATATTTGCGCCATTTGAAATCCAGGTCCTGTAACAAATACATTCGTGAACCAAGACTCTTCATCTTTAATTTCGATTTTGTTAAAATCTAAAAATAATGCTCCTAGAAAAGACTCAAATAAACAACCAAGTTTTTTTAAGTTAGTCCTAGTCTTCTTTTCTTCAGCATGTTTTGAAATAATATAATATTTATGTAAACCCATTTCTAAAGCTAATTTACCAATCGCTTCGTTTTTAACAAGAGCTATTTTTTTCTCTGTCATAAACCCTTCATTCTCTTTAGGGAATCTTCTATACAAGTAATATTTTGTTATACATTCTAATACACCATCACCTAAAAATTCTAATCTTTCATTAGATTTAGTATGTAGTGGTAAACAATCAATAGGTTGTTCGGTAATAGTAATTTTTTCTTGTAAATTATATAATTGGGGTCTTTTTGTATATGATTTGTGAACAAATGCTCTTTTATATAAAGACATATTATGAACTTTACCAGGAACTCCATATTTTGTTAGAATAGATTGAACTTGGTTCAATGTAATCTCAACATTGTTAGAATTATATGGATTAAAAACTAATCCTTCGTCAGATTTAATAATATCATCATCATGTGAAATTTTAAATTCACTCATTATTAATAAACATTATTATTTAGTATTTATGTTCATTCGTTAAATATTCAATAAGTAAAAAAAAAATATTTAGTGATTATATAATGGTAGGATACATGCAAGGTAGCAAAAAAGCAAGGAATACTCCTTCAATCACTAATAACACTAAAATTTTTGGAATTATGGGAGGTCTAGCCCCCAGAGTTGGATTAAATAATGCAGGAACTTACAATCATCAAGTTATCAAGGGTGGTCGTGGATTACCTCAATTATATGGTAAGAGTATCGCATTCCAAAAGAATTATCTATTTGCCAATAAATTAGTTTCCGTCAATCCTGTTGGATCAGGTGGTGTAGGAAAAGCTGTTCTAATGCGTCAATTCGCCCAAGGTGCTTCTGCTCCCCAAGGAGGTATGTAAATAAATTCATAATTTATTATCTAATTGTATAATATATTATGCCTCAAAAAAATGGATATAAAAGTCATCGCGGTCGCTCCGCAATAGCTAGAAGAACTGAATTTGGTGGTGCTAGTGGCACCAACGGAATTATGCCTGGTGTATATGTTACAACTACTACCGGTAAAGTAGTAAGAACTTCATACTTCGGAGGACCTAAAAAAGGTGGTGCTGCTCCTAGTGCTACTGGATTTATGATTGCTCCTGGTTCAAGAGCTGCTACTACTGTTGCTGCTCCCGCTCAAAGACCTAATTTCTTATTTAACTTTAGACAGAATTATGCTTTAGGATACCCTGGTTCAGGTGGACCTTTACTTTAAATTTATAATTTAGATTTTTTATCAAACTCTATATTATAATGTCTAAAATAACTGAAGATATAGTAAAAGATGTTAAAAGTGATATTAATGAAATAAAAAAAGACATATTACCGTCATCGAGTGTGCCATCGAGTGTACCATCAAGTGTGCCATCGTCGGTACCGTCATCTGAATCACAACCAGTCGAAGAAATTAGTGGAAC